ATGTTCGTATCACTCCGAGGTTCGGAAGGTAATCGAAGATTGCGTCCGTATCGGCACAGGGATACTTAAAGGCCCGGTTCCGAAGAAAGCAAAGTCGCAGATCATCCACAACATAGACGGGAAGGTCGCCGTAGAGTTTATCGAAGAGACTGTCCCCGCCAGCTATAGGATTAGCCCGTGGGACTTCTTCCCTGACCCTGCATGTGGGCAGAATATCCATGATGGCGCCTACGTCATTGAACGGGACTTGATGACAGCTAAACAGCTTCGTGGGCTGAAAGGTCTGCCGGGGTATCTACCGGAGCAGATAGACCAAGTTCTTGAAGAAGGCCCGGGCAAAAGAAATTATGTCGGCGGGATAAAGTTACTTGTTGAAGAGAACGACACAAACCAGCCGTTTGAAGTTTGGTACTACTATGGTGACGTTGATCTTGATGATCTTGATGCTATGGGAGTCAAAGGATTAGCCCCTAAAGAAGAGAGGAAGAACGACACCTGCCCAGCCGTAATCACAGTAGTAAACGACACGGCTATCAAGGCGTTTCTTAACCCGCTCGACACAGGGGGCTTCCCTTACGATGTTATGCCTTGGCAACAGATGCAAGGCTCTCCGTTTGGGGCAGGGGTAGCAAGAAAAGGCCGAACAGCCCAAGACATGCTAAACGCATCTGCTAGGGCTATGATGGATAATGCTGGACTATCCTCAGGACCCATGCTGATCATCCGAGAACGTGCTATCCGACCAGCAGACGGAAGCTGGGCATTAGCCCCACGCAAGATATGGCTGGCAACAGACGAGAGCGACATCAAGTCTCCGGCTGACGCGATCATGGCAATCAACATCCCCATGATGCAGGGCGAGCTTGGCGCAATCATACAGCTTGCCAAGAGCATGATGGAAGAGGCCACTGGAATTTTCTTCCTGATGCAAGGACAGCAGGGTTCAGCCCCGGATACCGTAGGTGGTATGCAATTACTCCACACCAATGCTACCGCAACATTGCGGAGACTGGCAAGGGTGTTTGACGAGCGCATCACCGAACCGCATATCAGACGCTACTATTCATGGCTCTTGCAGTACGGCCCAGAAGCCTGCAAAGGCGATATGCAGATCGAAGCCCTTGGCTCAACAGCCTTGGTAGAGCGTGAGATCCAGCTACAACAGCTTGTGCAGTTGCTACAAGCAAGTCTCAACCCGTCTTTCGGGCTTGACCCAGAAAAGACAATGGCAGAGGTTCTTAAGTCGCAGAAGTTCATCCCAGAGAAGTTGCAGATGGACGAAGCGAAGAAAGCCTCAATGCGCAGCCAGCCGCAAGTTATCCCCGCCGTTGAGGCGGCGAAGATCAGGGCAGATGCAGAGCTTAGGAAAGAGAAACTCCGAGCCGCCTCCATGATGCACCGTGTACAGGTTGACATGGACAGGGATACTGCCTACACTCGCGCCATGCAGAGCAGAGATGAAGCTAACGCAATGAGCCGCAGGGAAGAGCTAAAGATCAAGCGTGAAACTGCCTTGATGAATAGGGACATGGCGATTGCCGAATTTGCCAACAAACGGAGTCTGTCTCTTGATAAATCAAAAACAGAGCTTGCGAAGGTCGCCATGTCCTTGAATGTCCAGAAAGAGTTGTCGATGGTTAATTCCAGCGTGACCCATGCGGCAAACGAAAAGAGCCACGCTATCCAAGTAGCTAAAGCGGCGGCAGAGCCAGTAGGGAAAGCACAGCCGGGGGAGGCATTTCAGAAATGATTTCAGAGCTTACAGCAAGGGTATTCCAAGCCCGGAACTTCGCACATATCGCACACTTGAACTCCGAGAGCTACTCACAGCATATGGCACTTGGTTCTTTCTACGAAGATGTTATCGAGGCCATTGACACCGTTGTCGAAGCATATATCGGGCAGTACGACGAGAAGCCCAAGTATGAAGGGATGTGCGACAAGATGCCAAAAGACATGGTGAAATTCCTCCGCAATGAAGCCGATTGGATTGAAACCAACCGATGCAAGATTGCCGATGACAGCCCGGCTATCGAGAATCTGATCGATTCGTTGACCGAAGTTTACCTGAAAACGGTGTACAAGCTGGAACACTTGAAATGAGCTTGCCTAAAAGCCCATTCATGCTGTCACCGGAAGAAAGACTAAGTGTAGTTTGGTCTAAGCTAAAAGCTCACATTAACGAGCAGATAGAGTTTTGCAGGATTCAGAACGATAAGGCTTTAACCTCCGAAGAGACATCGAATCTCCGAGGAAGAATAGCAGCTTACAAACAGCTCTTGAGGGCCGAACAGGATTCGACCTATCAGGACTGAAAGATATAGTGACACGACTCAAGCCACTATGGGGACAGACATGGAAGACGTAGATCAGCAGCAAGAGCAGGATGCAGTAATGGCCGGGTTTGAATCTACTGACGTTGAGCCAGTGGAGCAAGTTACGCAAGACCCGACCCCAGTAGAAGAAACTCCTGCCGTAGAAGAAGTCGAAATGGCGAAATTGACCAAGGCTGATTATGACGCTCTGGTTGAGAAAGCCCGCAAGATTGATGCCTTCGAGGAAAGATTGGCAAAAGTAAGTTCTGGGGTAAATGGCAAAATAGGAAGCATCATCCAGCAGCTAGACTCTTTGAAGTCATCTGCGCAAGGATTAAGCCCCAAGGCCCGTGAGCGGGTTACAGCCGAGTTCCCAGAGCTTGCCGAGATGATGTTTGATGAAGAGGCTGCCGTAACCGACACCCCTGTTCAGCAAACACCAGTAGTCGATACCAAGGTGGCAGACGCTCTTGAGCAGTACAAGCGGGAAAACGAGCGCAAGCTACTTAAACTCGTCCATAAGGATTGGGAACAAGTAGTTGGTGACGGCAAATTCCACGCTTGGATGGATCAGAAATTAACCGCTGACGAGCGTCAGGCTTTCGGCGAAAGCTGGGATGCCGAGCATGTCGGTGGCCGGATTTCTGAGTTTAAGCAGTATATGCATTCTATCCAACCGGCACCCCCGGTGGATACAACGAACAAGGATCGGCTTGACGGGGCGGTAACGCCACGGGGATTACCCAGAGGCTCTGTCTCTGTCAGCCCGGAAGATGAAGAAGAGGCCGCAATGCTCAAGGCATTTGGTGGCCGAAGATAATGAGGCTTTAAAATGGCAATGCAAACTTTACTCACCCCCGCACAGCGTATTGGTAAGCTGAAAGGCGAAATCCTTCAGCGCGTACTTCCTCGTGAGGTTTTTACTCTTGTAGAAGAGTCAAAGCCCTGCCCGCCTAACACTGGCGGGACTGTTGTTTTCCGTCGTTGGTGGCAGCCGTCGTCTGACTACACTACCGCAATGGGTACTTCTACCGCTGGCACTAACCCTTTCTTTGCCACGAACACGACTGTTGACCGTAACGCTGCCTTGGCTAATGGCTATCTGTCCCAAGAGGGCATGACCCCTAACGCTGAAGCTCTGGTCCCGCAGGACATTACCGTTACTCTTAACGAGTACACCGTTCTATTCGGCTACACCAAGCGTACCGCAGACCTGTATGAAGATGATGTCCCTGCCGCAATGAAAGCTATGGTTGGAGATCGTATCGCTTTGGTACGTGAGTCTGTCCGTTTCGGCACCCTGAAGGGTTCCACCAATAAGTTCTACGGCGGCACCGGGACTACCCGCGCCACTGTAAACGGCAAGCTCACCCCTCTGATGCTGCGTAAAGTATCTCGTGCCTTGAAGGGCCAGCATGCCGACAAGGTTACTGAGGTTCTGGATGCTTCTCCGAAGTACGGAACCACCGCTGTTGAGGCTTCGTTCTTGTGCTTCATCCACACCGACCTTGAGGCCGATGTCCGTGACTTCCCTAAGTTCACCCCTGTAGCAGAGTACGGCTCCATGAAACCCGTATCTCCTTACGAGTTGGGCAAGTGGGAAGAGTTCCGGTTCGTTGCATCTCCTGAGTTGATGTCTGTCCAGGATTCCGGTGCAGCTATCGGTTCTGACAGCCTTGTTTCTTCTACCGGCACTTCCAACGATGTCTATCAGGTAATCGTTGCGGGCAAGGGTGCGTTCGGCGGTGTAAGCCTTCGCGGCGGTCGTGGTGCTGGCATCGTAACCCACGACATTTCCCCAGACAAGATCGACAAAAACGATCCTACTGGACAGCGTGGTTATATCGGTGCTTCTACCTATTTCTCTTCTGTCCTGCTCAACCCTATGCACGTAGCCGTGTGTGAGGTTGGCGCAAGCAAGCTGGTATAAACCTCTGATGGGGGGCTAATCACCCCCCGCCTTTAAGGAGGCATTTGCATGGGCATTTTAAGTCAAAATTGTAACGCTATTAAAGATCGGCAGGATTCGCTTGCTGTTCTCTCTATATGCCGGAAGATGTACGACCGGCTAGCTTCGCAGATTTTTAACACTGGTGGCCTTGCTATCGGTTCAGGTTCTAAGAAGGCGGTTAAGCTGGCAAATACCATTTACGGTATCGCTGGCGGCGTTCCTTTCACTAAGACCACAGCAGAAGCAACGCTGGTCGCTGTCACCATCACAAACGCAAAGTTCAATGTCTGTTGCGTTTACGTGGATAAAGACGGCACGTTCTCTACCAAGTTCGGCAAGGAAGGTGCGGCACTGGTTAATGTGATCTTCCCTGTCGCTACTGAAGGGACGGCTTTGCTGGGGTACGTTATCCTGAATCCGACCGGCACCGGAAATTTTGTAGGTGCAACTACTGATCTGGATGATGGTACCGTTGTCCCTAACGCTGTATATGTAAACACTGTCGGGCCATGTGACCCCTCGGCAACAATTTAAGGAG